TCATTATAAGAAAGAGGGTCGACTACCTTGAGAAAATTGGAAAAGGAATGACTTGCTCCACAATTGTGACAATAATAGAACAAGGAGTTGTCTTTCTCAAGGAGCCAACCACGAGCTTTTGATTTGGATTTCTTTGAATCGCCACATATAGGACAACGAAAGTTAATCTTATACGGGTTCCGATGGGTTATCTTGTATCTCTCCAATCGCCCTGCCAAATGCTGGGCGTACTGAATATCCACAAAGTTAAGCATAATATAAAATCCAAATGTTAATTAATCTTTGCGACTATTATAATACAGGATGCGGAGAATGTCAATGGTTATTTAGAAAAAATAACGGATAGGTCTGCGTAGTTCAATATGAAAGTGATAATGGCAAATGCTCCTAACATCCACCACTTCAAATTCTCAAGTGAACGAATTTGTTGTTCTTGTATGGCAACCTTATCTTTAACGTCACGTACTATATTATCAATAATTGCTAAAGTTTCAGTATGTCTTCTTTCGTGTGCAGCTTTTGTTTCTTCAGCCATTAAACGATGTTGCTCTTTACCTTCAACCATTGCGTTTAACATTTCTTCTTTAAACGCTTGCTTGTATTCGTCAAGTTCTTCTTTCATGGCAAGACGAGATTCCATGTTCATACGTCTTTGGTCTTGAAGTCTTTCATCCATAAACTCAATCTTGGTTTGAAAGTTCTCCATGATTTGCTGCTGCACAGCCAAGGATTTGGCAATATCAGCCATTCCTTCTACGGCATCGTCAACCTTATCGAAAAATTTTCCGATAGATTGAATATCCTTCTTAATTAAAGCGATGTCGGTCTTAACGTGTTGTAAGTCGTCAGACATATTTACTCCAGTGTTGTGTTATTATATCACAGAGTACATGATTTGTCAATGGATATTTATAAGGATGGTTTTTGAAAATCAGAATATAGTCAATTATTGTTCTGATTTTTTCTCGATTGCGAGTCCTGCGGCTGGTTCGTCATCTATCGTCACGTTTCGATAGTAAACAATAACCTCTCCTAGTTCACGAATGTACCTTCTAAGCTCTTGCGTGTTCGCTGACATATTCTTGTAATCACCAACGGTCATTGCCACAAAGACAACATCTCCGTTATTCTTATCTTTCATTTCATCAAGGAAACGGTCAAGATATGTATAGCCTACAGGCCAATCTGGATGCTCACGTTCTTCTAAGGAACAATCCTTCGGCCTTTTGGTTTTCGGTGTTCCATCGTCTTTAAATTCACCCGTGGGGAGTCCTTTGCATGGATTGGCAATGATTGCTTCCGAAACAACATACCACTTTGGATTGACTAATTCAATAGGACGAGGTAATGTAGGTTGTATGATTTCAATCTTTACAGGTTTTGTAATGATTTCAACTTCTTTAGTACCGAAGATATTTCCTAATGTACTACAACCACTAAGGAACGTCAGGAGCATCAAGCTCGTAAATAGCTTTGCTGTCATTTTCTATATCTCCAAATACTTCCTGTGTACCATTATTGAATCTTAGTTCCATAAGGCCAGGTTTCGCCGTTGCGAGTTTATCAAAATTATGTTTAGAAAAGATCTCGAGGTAACGATTCTTTTCTTGTTCGATAACGTTATAGTTACGCTGAAGGTTTGATAACGATTCACCTTGTCTCTCATAAGATTCTTTCATAGCAGTAATGGTTGCTTTCTGTTCTTCAACAGCAGCTTCCAATTTGACCGCGTTCTCTTTGAGAGTTACGTTTTCGTTATATAACCAATATGAACCGAGACCGAGAACCAATATAATTCCGATGAATAATTGGTTAAACATATTAATCCTCTTCGGATTCAGTAGTCTCTTCAGTAACTTCAGTTTCTTCAGGTAAGTCAGCAGCAGGTTCCTCTACTTCTGTAGGTTCAGCTGCAAGATCTGCAGCCATTGCTTCTACTTCGCCAACTTCAGGATTCTCCTGAGTCATGTCTTGATACTTTTGATTTAATGCAGCTCTTACTCGAGTTGTCATTTCATCATCAAAAGCTTTCTTGAGGTTAAGTGGATTATTATCCAACGCTTGTGCGATAATATCATTTACTGGCATTTTTATTCTCCATTCATTATTTAAAAAAATTATTTATACTTGTTCCAAACGTGACATCAAACGCTCTGCTCGATTCGTCACTTGTTTGTACCATCTGGAATCTCTGCCTTCTACTGCGGCTTCTTTCCAATCACCATCAAGAATTGCTGCATGCATCTTCTTGAATTTACTCAATCTTGTTCTTCCCATGTTAAACATCATGTTCACAAGAATTTGTTGTACTTCATCAGGTAGGTCTCCGAAGACTCCTTCCTCATAAAGTTTTTCGCATTCACTAATTGCGATATCTAAATCCTTCTCGAAACATTCTTTAACTCTTTCTTCCGAGACAGGCGTACCAACTTCAGCTCCATGTTCTGGGTCTGATTCTAATACTAAGTGACCTACACCAAATGTAGGATAACCAAGGTGGTCGAGATATACTTCATTCACAACACCTTCGTCAATTTTTAATTGTTCAAATACTGCTTCTCTATCTAATTTTGTATCTCTAAAAAACATTTGTACCTCTCTACGATAAAGTAGAAATATCGACTGTGGATGTTCCGTCAAATTCTATTAGGTTTGCCACAGTATTTTCTGCTCTATCTTTAATAGTGTTATTATAATATGTATCACCGCCTGCGTACTCATATGCCCATAGGGTAATGTCGGTTGCTGTATTCGCGGTAGATACTTTTTCAATTGATGTGTTAGCTTTATCTTCAGTTGTTAATGTAGCAACCATAGGATTTATATCAAATACGCCACTTCCTACAGCAACATCAAAAGTTTTGACGTTTAATACTACTCTCTTAATAACATCGTCAGAGTCAAATTTAATGACTTCGGCTAACTCTAAATTTTTATCGTATGTAGGCATAATTAACTGTAATTAGTAATCCCAATTAATTGAGATATCCGTTCTTGGGAAATTACCAAATGATTTTAGTTTACCTAATTCTTTTATCATATCACTAAAATCTATTTCCTTGTCTCTTGGTAATTTTGGGTTTTTACCTGAATAGCCAGGATAGATATCTAATGCAAAATCTAAATCACCACTACCGATTTTCAATCTTTCTTGTTTAGCAACATCCATTGGACCAATTAAAACTTCTTCCTCTTTGTATTGTAGACCTAACTTTCTAAAATGTTTTTCTACAATTTTTAAAGCAGCTTTAACATCTTTAATAACAGGTGCTGATGTATTATCATCATGCATTGCTTCTTGATTGATTTTAAATTTGCCTTGGAATCCAGTAATTGGGGCTCCTGGTTTTGGAGGTCTAGGTAAATTAAACTTTTCGTTTAATGTCTCTTCCCACTGTTTAAAAGATCTCATATTTCCTTCCTTTTTAATTAACCTGCAGCTGAACCCATAGCTTGTTTTGCCGCAGCACGCTCTTTATCGCGTTCTTGTTTACGTTTCTCACGCTCTTTTTCAACTTCATCTTTATCCTTTTGTCTTTCGGCTTCAGCAGCGTGCTTTAACTTAATTCTTTCTTTTTCCTTGTCTTGACGATCCTTCATCAATTCAAGTTCAGATGCTTGTCTTGCTTTTAATTGAGCTTGAGCAACTGCATCTTCTTTAACATTTACCGTACCCATAATATCTCGAATACGTTTCTTGTGTTTCTTTTGATTCTTTTTAGAAACTCCTGGTTCTCCGTCAGGACCTACTCCTAATCCGGCAATATTTCCACCACCGACATTATTTACAGGTTCTTCTTCCATTTCGCGTTTTGCTGCTTCAGCAATAATCGCGCCGTTTTCTTCTAAGAATCTTTCTAATGCTTCTTCCAAATCTTCTTCAACTGATTCCTCAGTTAAATAATTGGTTGCTTCAATTCTTTGTTGCTCTTTAATTAACCAAAGAGCCGATGCATAACTTGCTAATCTTGTGGAACCACCTGGTAGTTTTGCCAATAACTTTTTCAAGTTGAGAATCATTTGGTCAAATACACCAAACGCTCTCTTTTGGTTATTTTTAAGAAAGTCTTTTCTTTTAATAAGAATATTTCCTTTCTCATCAATAATACCTAACTTATAAGCCTCCCACTTATTAAAAGGCGTGACGAGCCGCTTAATAAATGAATACACTAAAAATAAGTCTACTACCATTTAGATTTCCTTAAGCCTTAGTTTGATAAGTTCATCTCCTACAATAGAATCTGAATTTATCATCATATCATCGTATACTAATACTTCAGGCATAAAATTCAAATACTCTACGAATGGTTTTAAATATTCGTGATACTCATGCAGTCGCATGAATAACATATTTGTTGCCCCTGGACCAAACACATTGAATATTACAATGAGATGGTTCAAAATCAACCTTTCCTTCAATTCAGAATCTTGTCTATAACGACTGAAGAGTTTACGAAGATATTGAAATCTTTTAATATCCTCTTCGAACTCCGACATCTCAGTACACTGAGGATTGTCATAGTTCTTCATCGCATATAGCAGAAAGGTTGATTCTGTCAAATTCATAACAATAAAAGGCTAACTATTTAGAATTAGCTGTCAGCTACGACTGTGTCGTCACCAGTTCCTGTTACACCTAAGTCACCAGCATCAACTGCAGATACCTTCATAGGTACCAAGCATTCTGCGTAATGACGTCCATTTGATGTATGGTATAACCACCAACCAGGACCTTTGAGACCTTTAGCTCTGTTCGCTGCAACACCTGCCTCTGTTAAGTCAACGAATACTGCGTTGTCTTTATCATGAGACTTATTAGTGTTATTTGAGTCGTCTTCGAGCCACTTAGGTACGGAAGCTGCTGCGTCTGTTTTTCCCCATAGTGCCATTGTTATCTCCTTGTTTTATTTTATTAACGTTAATAATAAATTTTTACTTTAGAACTTTATATAGTTCATCAACTAAATCAGCTTTCTTTTTGCGTTTATCCAACTCAATTCCTGCCTTACGACCTTCTTCCTCAAGTCCAGCTTTTGTTAGTTTACCTAACGCAGCTTTAGTAACTTTAGGACCTTTAGCAACAGCAGCCTTTTTAGGTTCTGCTTTTGCCTTTACAGGTTGCACTTTAGCAGGAGCAGGTTTGTTTAAACCAAATAAGCTTTTAATCCAATCAATCAAAAACATAATTTACTCCTATTATATAATAGAATTAACCGCCACACTTAGAGGCAGCTAATTTCCTTTTCTTTGGCTCAGGCTCGAGAGTATCAGATGCTTCTGTCTCATCGAGGTCCTCAGCTTTTTCGTTGTCTCCTTTCCAGTTTGCATCAACGTAATTAAAGAATTCCTTCTTCTTCTCATCGTCAAGTTCAGCTGGAGATTCGACTCCAAATTTTTTCAAAGCAGATTGAAAGAACTTTTGATATTCTTCCTTGTCGCCGGATTCGGCTTCCAATTTAGCCATCACCTTTTGCTCAATCTTGCTTTCGATAATTTCCTTCCAATCCATTTTGGACTCCTAATTCTTGTTTAATATGTTTATTTATAACAGTTTGGTAATTCTGACTTCCAAATTGTTAATACCTTTAATTAATCTATGGTATTCGCCTTTTCTTATTGTAAAGCCAATACCGGGCTTCAATAATATAGGTAAAGAGCCTTCAGGTTGAAATTGCCAACCATCTCCACTCAATACTTCAACAATTCTATCTTCATTATCTCTATGCCAAACAAACTCTTCATCCGCTTGCTTAACATCAAATATACGAATATCTTCTATATCCGTGTAAGGTTTACCAGAAATAATCTCCGCCACCTTTGAGTCCAAGTTCTTTTGCGTACTTTGGTAAACGACATGCCCAGTATCCTGCACTGAGTTTGTCATCTTTAGTATCGCAATTATGTCTTGATGCAAAATTCGCTGCTGCCTCTCTATCATTGATTTTAGCAGTGAGTCCACCTTTTTCATCACCGAACTCAATCTTTTTGATATTACCTGTGTCAGGGTTTCTAACATAGACAACATATTTCTTATCTCCACTTGAACGCTTTGGTTTATTTAATTCAGGTTCTTCGTCAAGTTCAATCATCGGAGTTTCTAAAGGAACGGTCACTCCTTCGTATAGTCCGAAGTTTTCGTATTTCCAATCTGCTATCTTTTTCATTAGTGATCCGATTCGTCGTTTCTTGCTGTTTTGTTTGATAATATAAATCGTCTATTTGGATTAATAGCAACTTTAAACTTTGTCATTAACTTTCTATTCACCAACATCTCTGATGCTGTATCTTTTAATGATAATGCAATTTCAGCTATATGTTTCTTATTATTAAAATATATCTCATGTTCAATAACAGGTCTTTCATCAAATGGTTTTTGACCTCTCATTGGTTTTGAGATGTATAATAATTTGTCTTCAAACTTATAACCGTTTTTAGTCCAAGTGACTTTATTGTTTTTCACTTCTATACTATCAACGTGTAGCATACTTGCCTTTGCACTATTTCCTGTATCAAACTTTGCACGGACAGGATTCTTTTCCATACCTTTGAATATAATCGTTTCTATATATCCTGCTTCTTGTCTAAATACAGGTCTTCTATTGACATCTTTGGAAAAGAATTGTATAATCTTTTCTAATACTTGCTTGTCGGTTATTTTACCTTGCCTTTCTTCGGTCCAAGGATCATATCCTTCAAAGTGAGAACGAATACCAGGTGAACCATTTACTTCCAAGATATAAGGTTTACCGTCAACCATTGCATGGTCAACTCCACAATACATTGCACCACTTGCACGAGCGGCCGCCTTAATCACTTCTATTTCTTTCTTTGATAATTTATATGGTTCTGTTCTTGCGCCTAAATGAACATTATTTCTGAAGTCTTTGTTTTCTTTTTCTCGAATTCTTTCTGCTGATGCTAATATTTTACCACCAATAACAAGAGTACGAATATCAGAATTCATTTCTTTAAATTCTTGTAATAACAAATCAGCTTCGTATTTCCATAAAGCTTGACATACACCTTTGAGAGATGATTCACTATCAACCTTCATAACACCAACACCTTGTGTACCTTTCAGTGTTTTTATAATAACAGGAAATTTTCCACCAACTCGTTTATGTGCATCTTCAATGGATTGCTCATTTGATATAATGGATGTTTTTGGAATTGGAATATTGTTTCTTTCCATCATCAAGGCATTGGACATTTTGTTATCACAAACTAACATTGAATCCAAATCATTGACAACTAGGAAACCAATATCTTGTAAAGAAGAAACCATTGATTGGGAGGATAAGGTCTCAATGGCTCCTGCTCTAACAAATATAATTGAATTGTGTATCTCTACTTCTGCGTCAGTATCTTTTCCATCAATATTACGAATCTTTACTTTACCAATATCAATATCTGAACCGGCAATCCAAGCTTTCTTAACATCAACGAAATCATATTTAATATTACGTTTAGTACATACCTCTTCCATTAGGCCTGCGAAAGTTTTTTCACCTTCACCTGTACCTAATACAACACAATGCAATTCCTCGTAAGAAAGAACGGAGGTTTCTTCCTC